AACAGCCTAAAGCATGCTCCTCGCACGTGGCGCGGATAACGTTGGTGTAATCGACTTTGTCCGAAGAGAACATCGGACGATTGGCTTTCAGATGACACCTGTAAAAGCAGGTGCGATGCGTTGCACGGGTACTTTTATTCCCCGTTTTGCAACTCGTGTTGGTCTTTGGCATGTTGAACACAAGTTTGTTATACACTATGATAAAAAGAGAGACGCGCCCCCTAATCTCGCCAAAGACCCACGACTACGCGAAGTAGAAGTGCAACAGGGACACGTCTCAGAAAACGTTCGTATGTACTTGTAATCGCGTTACCGCGAGTCTTTGGCAAAGGCAAATATACGAATTCATTCCGAATCTGCAAAATATTATTTGACATTTGCAAACTTCCTATTATAAAAAGCCACTCTTTCTTTTGCCAGCGTTGTACATTCTCGGATAATAGCCCTATCTTCGTCAGTAAATGCAGTGATGACAATATCACATGGATATGTTTCATCTATTATCTGAAGAAGAGCAAGCGCATAAAGTTCTTTATTGTCGAATTTAACGGTAGAGTTTGCTATATCTGCCCTTGACCATCCGGCGAGAGCTGGGCAGTTCCCACGCAAATAGTCATGATGGTAAGTGAAAGGCACTCGGACTTCACTATGCGGAAATTTCTTTATTACCGACTTTATTTGTTTGGTTGTCATTTCGAATCTGCAAAATAAATTTTACCTATATCGCCATATATCAAACGGTGATAATTCTTATACATCTTGCATGTGTAGTTCAATGCACTTATATTTGTAGCGGACTTAAGAGATGAAGGAATAACATCGGCTTTTCAAATTATTCCAAAGACAAGTTCTAAAAGACCCGGTATCCTACTACCGGGTTTTGTCTTGCAGTAGGATGCAAGACGTTAATTGGCCGCAAGGCCGCAAAGAAAGGAGGTGTTTTCATGGAATCTCTTAAGTCCAAAGGCGGTAAGCTGTATAAACTCGTATTTTGCAAGTACATCCGTAAAAATGGGAAGGTAATATATCCCAAAAAGGCCAAGGCCTTTTGTATATGGGTGCCTGTTGATAGCGCAGCGTAAACAGATGCCGCCCGTGGAGTGGTAGGACACTCCACTTTTTTTTAGGGTTCACCCCAAATTCAATGCCATCCTCCGCGACCTCTCGGCATTCTTGAGGTAGCGTGTTTTGTACTTCTCATTGGCCTTGTCGGGTGTAACCCAAAGCACCGTGTTGTTGTCGAGCCGTAAAGGCACCAGTCCTTTGTCTTTGAGCTCTTGAAGATATTTATTCATGGTCGTTTGATTGTATCCAAAAGAAGCGGGGGCTTTAATGCCGACGGCACACCATCCGCGTGCTTCACAGCAGGCCAATGGCAAATACCAAACTTAAAATGCGATTTGCGGATTATTGGCAGGAATCCGCTACCTGTGGCATATAGTACTCGTTAAACTGTGTCGGCCGTCCGTCTTCCGTAACGGCCCTCTGTTTGTTCGAGCAAATGGAATATCCCATTTTCCGGAGCCGACTGATGATCCGGCGCAGCTCCGTTGTGTGGTACAGCCTCTCAGCCTTGCGAACAGTCAGCCTGCCGCCGGCCTTGAGATAGGCCAGAATTTTATTTTGAGGATCGTGTTTCATGGCCTTTGATGTATTTGCCGCTTTTCCCACGGGTACGGTCGAATTTCCTGAGCCTGCCTTCCAGTTCGTCGATGCGCTTGTACAGGGTATCACGTGCTTGAGTGAGCGCCAATACCTCGTGTTCCCGCTCGATAAGGCGTCCATCCGCTTCATTGCGCTCGCAAAGGCATGTAGCAAGCCGCACCTCCAGGTCTTCGATCCGTTTCCACATTTTCCACCTGGGCGTCAGGTCGAAGCATAGAAATCTCCTCTTCCTCAAAGTGTTCTTCTCCATAGTATAATTGTTTTAAGGTGTTGCAAATAAGCCCGCGCGCACTGTAACTTTAAACTCCATTTCAAAACTGCGCCACCGAAAAGCGCACGCGGGCAAGATGCAGACCTCACGCCTAAAATGAAATAACCCACTGCTGAAAGAACGGTGCGCAAGGCCTGCCATAGAGCCTGGATAGGCGGTCAAGCCACACCAGGCGTAATAATCAATACGGCTCTCCGGATTACTCCGGGTCATCGCTCGTTCATTGGTATTTATCTGTTGCCAGCCCTTCTGCGCCAAGTCGCTCGCCGGGTTTTACATCCGCTCGGATGGTTCTCGTGTATCAATGTGTCAAAGAACACAGAAATTGCTTTTGCCTTGCGGCGGGGTTAGTGCCAGCAATCAAACCCCTCACCTATGCGGTGGCTATCTTGGAGGTGCGGCAGGATTCGAACCTGCATTTATTGTTTCGCGTTTCACAAGCCGATACAAACCATAAGAGGTTGCCGTTCTCTCGTCTCTCCTTAATCGTTCTCTCGTTGAACTACGCACCCTGTGATGCTATTCCTTTTTGATGTGAAGCCGCTCTACCGGAATGCCTTTCATCTTGGCGATTTCATCCATCGTTACTTCGACAATCTCAGTTTCAGGATCAGGTTCATAAACAAGGCGAAACCCTAATGTGTAAAGCTCGTCGCAAGTGAAATTGTAAGGCACATTGCCGTTCTCTCTCTTGCACACGACCAATTCTCCACTACGGAAAATCACCTCCCAAGTGTTTGATTCGTATACAAGCTTATCCCCTACCTGCCAATCCTTGAAAGATTCGGCCTCTTCTTTCGTCGAAGGGTGGATACAAAGATTTGAAACGTTGTTTTTGATGAGTGCCATCTCGCTACCATCCTCGATGTGCCAACTGCATTTGAAGCCTAATTTGTCTTCGCAATCGGCTCCATCCTTCACATTTTGGCATAGATAAATACTCCCTTCCTCTACCTGAATACGCCCTTCAACTGGGATGTTGTAGATGTTGGCCTTGAATTTCTTGCCCTTGCATTGCAGTAAATTTTCCATACTATTTTATTTTTGGTTTATGAGTTTTTTTTTGTGTTTAAAGTCCGTGGTTGTTAGCCCATATCACGAGTTCGGCAAGCGTTGTCGACCCTGTGCGACGCATAGCGTTTCGTTTGTGTGTTTCGACCGTCAACTGGGAGAGTGACAGTATTTCGGCAATCCGTTCGGTCTTACATCCCTCTTTATAGAGGCGGACAATCTCTTTCTCCCGCATTGTCAGGTTAGTATTAAACTCTGGGTTACAGATTACTTTATAGTATTTGCACTCCCCCACCAGCGGACAAGCAACATTCTCGAAGTTGAACCGGCCGAACTCGTCCATATCGGGTATTTTATCATACATCCCGAAGTTGCAGCGGATGAATCGGTGGGCACACCTGTATTTGAAGTAAGGGGCGTTCGCTTTACTCTTGTTGTAAATCTCCGACAACGCCTTGAATGCCTTGGGGTAATCCAGCTCAATGACCGAGAACAAAGCATCCGTAAGCTCTTTATCTTCTTCCATGTAGGTGCGCACTCCCTTTTCATCGCGGATCTGCACCTCTCCTTCGGGTGAGTTAAAAAACTCTACGTTATTTAACCTTTGCATGGGTACCTTTGTATGGATAATCTTCTGGGAATAATGCGTCGCCGGGGAACCTATTTTCAGAGAATTTATATACACAGAATGCTATGTTATCCCTGTCTGACTTGTCAGGACGGGTGTGTCCGTGCGCCCATCGCCATATTGTTGTCCTGTCCTTTCCTGTCACAAGACGAATTTCTGCCCACAACTTACTTTTGCGAGTCTTCCCAAGTGTAGAAACATATTCTTGGAACGGCAACTTTACAGCGCGCTGATTTGCAGTATTCATATTCATATTATTTGTCCAGTATTGCCATGATCCGCTCAATGCAGGCGGCCTGCTCCTCGAGTAGTGCCGTCAAGCGGTCAGTCGATTGAATTACTTCGTTCATATTGCATCGTGCTTTAGTCACCATAGTACATTCCTCGGACACCATAGAAACCTGTCGGCACTTTCAGCAGTTCGGGGCGGTACTCCGTGGCCTTCGGCTGCTCCGTCGGGCGGTTCTCGATCTTCGCGGTCAGCATCGCCAACTTCTCGTTGCGCCAAGCCTTGCGCAGGCAATCCCCCAAACTCTTGCCCGGCTGTACCTTTTTAAGGTACCAGGCGTTCTTCATGATCTTCGATTTGTCGTAAGTTGCTTTCATCGCGTTGTCCGTTTTTATTACCTTCAAAAAGGTACAATCGTCAAATATTCAGTCCCCACGCTTGCGTTTTTCATCTTAAATCGTATATTTGTATCAGCTTTGTGGGTTTCACATTGCAAATATACTAAACTATTTGAGTATTTACTAAAATAATAGAGTATTTTTCAATCAAATAATATTATATATTTACAGAATATCATAAGCACAAACCCTTCATGGCTGATAAACTGATAGATAAGGCCGTAGAATTACTACGAAGCACACAAGACACTCCGTATAAAATCGCCAAAGCGACTGGATTGTCACAAACAATTATCGGCAAATGGAAGAAAGGAGAAGGCAAGCCGAGTAGAGCAAATGCCAGATATATACTCCAATATTTTGGCATATCCAACATAGAAGACCAACCTGTCAGCCAAGGAGGCGAAGACGTCACGCCAACGAAAGCTGAACTAAATAACCCAAAAACTATGGAGAGATTCTTAGATTCACTACTCCGCCAAAACGAGGAGTTGATTCGGCAAAACGGGGCTTTAATTGACCTGTACCGAGAAGAGAGAGCGAAAAGCAAGGGCGATGTCGCCCAAAAAAAAGAGGCATAGCGGTATTCTAATTAGCCTTATGCCATCTTCATTAGAGCGGAAGCAATATGATAAAATAGAACCACCCAAAATAAGCTCCATATAATCGAGCTACACATTTAAAGGAGATTACGGTCTCCTTTAAAAATGACCGGGGCGCCCGCAGACCAAAACATAAAAACTTCGGATTATTTCAATAGCACAAATATTTTTTACTCTTTTCTTACCAACTCATTTCGATAGGGGTAAATTCATAAACTCATGAAAAAACTTTTACTAATAATTATTACTTTAGGTATTACCTATAATGTCAATGCGAAGCAGCCTTATAACCTTAAAAAGGCGCAAGAAATAATTGCCGCGCATAATGTTGCAAGTTTGGCTATTATCCATGAAGGGAAACAACTTTATTTTGACCCAGAAACGAAATCATACGTGCCGAAAAAGGATTTTATAGAAAAATATGGGCGTCAGGCCGTACAGCAAATTAACGACTTGGAATCAAATAGGTTAAATGAAGAGGCAAAAGCAGCGTCTATAGCGGAAAGAGAGAAAATACAATCACATGCTTTTGATAAGCTGATGAACCTTAATTCGTATGAAAGCGTTTCGTATAGTAAAAACGAATATGCTGACATTTTAGATATTTTAGATGGTAACCATGATGGGAATATTGATTATTTAAGCGCGGCACTATTTTTTAGGGATCAAGTTGCCGGTATAGACAACAACGGCAACATATCAATGATTAACATTATCCAAGCACCATCGTTATCTAAAGATCAGATATATATTCAAACTAACTCATGGTTCGTTCACACATTTAATTCAGGAAAATCAGTAATTCAATTAAATGAAAAAGATGCGGGGACTATACTCGCGAAAGGTTATTTGAAAAACATTGCAGAACAGGTCGGATTTGCAATTAGTTATGAAATCAGCGCCTATGTTCTTTTTCGGATAGATATTAAAGACGGTCGAGCCCGACTTATTACAACCATCCAAGAATATGAATCAGTAAATAGAGGAGGTGTTGCGGGGGCAATGTCAGGGAATGTTTCGACAACAATGGGCATTTACAAACCGGAAGCGGTTTTTCCCTTTGTTGATGCCGCTGCTGGATTATCCCGGAAAGCTGGAGCAAAAGCGTATTGTGCTTGTTGTATGTATATGATTGCAATGAAGAATCAATTAGAGAAAGCCATTAAAGATGGGATAACAGGCGGAGATGTAGAAGACTGGTAATCCCTCCCCTACCTTTCAGCCCCGGCCACACAGTCGGGACTTTTTTGTACCTTTAGGACAATGAAGGCCGCCAAAGTAAGGTTTCATCATAGAGAGAACACAAACCCTTAGAACAATCCGCCCAATAATATTTTTTTCAAAAAATTTCATCATTTTCCATTGTTATTTAAATATCCGTCGAAATCTTTGCATTGTAAGCCTGTGAGGATGCAGGCAACGGCCGAACATCGAAAGTACATTGCTATCGTAGCAGAAGGTCTGTTGGCGCATCCGTCGGCAGACCTTCATTTATGGCAAAGAGTGTAAAAGACACAAAGACGAACGACACCATCAAGCCCACCCGCAAAGTGGGCCGTCCTTGCGTATATACACCTGAAGCTCTCGAAGTCAAGTTTGAGGAATATGCCAATTGGACAAAGAACAATCCAATCATAAAACAAGTGCCCACAAAACATGGCCTTGTAGACCTCGAACTCCAACGTCCTAAAACTATTGTTGGGTTCTGTGTATATGCGGGAATACTCCGTGACACATTTTTTGATTACGGCAAAAGGGAGGAGTTTTTCCACATCATTGCGCGCGTGCGCGAAGAAATTGAAGCCGATCAATTGTCGGGCGCAATAGCTGGCATATACGATTCCGGCGTCATTACACGTGTTCTCAAACTCGCCGACAAACAGGATATAACCACCAACGGCGAGAGCATCAACAAGCCCCGGGAAACAGTGCAAGTCATACTTGACCCGGAAGCTGCATCTATCATCCAGTCCATCGGCAAACAAAGCACGAATGAAAATGGAGCTTGATGCACGCACATATCGGGGCAAGGTCTACAAGATCATGCTGTACTTCTTCCGCAAGTACCGCAATAAAGGCGTCGTACTACGCATATTCAACGAGGGGAGCTCCCGTTCGGGGAAGACTTTCGACACCTTCGACTTCCTGTATGACATCTGTGCCGCGGGTGATGGTGCATATAAAATCTATGTCTACCGCTCCACCTTGCAAGACTGCAAAGAAAAGGCATTGGGAGACTTCAAGAAGAAACTACAATGCCGCGGGATATATGATCCCGACAACATGTATAGCGAGAAGATACTCCCCGAATACCACATAGGCGACAGCATCATCCGGTTCCGTGGGCTTGACAAGATGGATGTGAAGGAGGGGCACGACTGCGACATCATATACTTCAACGAAATGTTGGACGACATATCGCCGGCGCAGTTCAATAACATCACGATGCGTTGTACAACCATGATTATCGGCGACTGGAACCCTAAGTATACGGAACACTGGGTTTTTGAGCTTGAAGGGCAGCCGGATACCATATTCACCAAAACAACCTACAAAGACAATCCTTTCTGCCCTGACAGCGTACGCAGGACTATCGAAAGTTACGAGCCCACGCCGGAAAATATCGCGGCAGGAACCGCCGACGAATTCAGATGGAAGGTATACGGTCTCGGGGAGCGTGCGGCGCAGGAAGGATTGATATTCCCCAACATAGACTGGATCGACAGTTTTCCGGACGATTTGGAATATACAGCCTATGGCATCGACTTCGGCTTCACAAATGACCCGACGGCTATTATTCATGTCGGAGTGCGAGGGCGTGATTTATATCTGCATGAACGCTTTTATTCGCCCGTAGACGATCCCGAGGTATTGTATAACATCGTGGCCCCAATTCTCGGTAAACAAGGATATGCCATAGCAGACAGTGCGGATAAATACGCCAAGAACCCAGAAGGTATGGTGCGTTCCCTTCAGCTGCGAGGGTTGAATGTAGTCAAGGCCAAGAAATTCCAGGATAGTATAACCATCGGTATATCCTACATGAAAAACTTCCGCATCCACTGCGTCAAGACCAAGAACATGAAAAACGAAGCCAATACCTATGTGTGGGATTCTATAAACGGGCTGGCGATAAATAAACCCGTAGACAAGAATAATCACCTTTGGGATGCAGCCCGATATGTCGTGATGACTGCATTCCGCAATCATATTGCCGCATGAAACTCCTTGGATACGAAATAAAGATGTCTAAATGTTCCGAAAAGACCGGAGACCCGCAGCAAAGCCTATACATAGACTTGCGGGACGTGCAAAATCTGCTCGGGACGAAGGATGGGTTTATCGACACCTCCACACCGGACGGGCAGGCGCGCGCATTCGCGTCATGCTCTATTTTGGCTTCTATCATCACGAAGAAAGTATCCGCCATATCGGATGCCCGGTATTGGGCGAAAGACGACAAAGGGGAAGATATTGAAAAGCCGCGCGAGTTCGAGCGGATTAACCACCCCAATCCCTACCAAACTCTTTCGGAATTCGTTTGCATGATCGAGTTCTTCTCTCAGATATTCGGCAAGGCTTATATTGTGAAGGTACCTTTGGTCGGAATTAAGGGTGATTTCGAATTGTATGTAATACCTAACCTCATGGTTACGGAAAACGAGGTACCATCCTCCATACCTTCGTTTGCACCCAACTCCGATATCCGTGATTACACCATAAACCTTGGGGGCGGGATAAACCTGACGATCCCCAAAGAGGAGATGTTCGTTGTAAACGACGTAACTTACGCGCTTAACAAGATTGGGAGCGCTACTTCACGGCTTGTCGCCCTCAAGTACCCTGTCAACACTTTCCTGGCCTCCTACCAAGCCGTAAACGAATTACTCGTCAACCGGGGTATGCTCGGCATTCTCTCCCTCATGTCAGATGATCCGATGGTCGATAATATCGTGCCGGCCACCAAAGAGGACAAGGAAGCGCTCCGTGAGCAATTGGACAAATACGGGATCATGCGCAACAAATGCAAGATCGCCATTACGTCATACAAGGCATCCTTTGTGCCTGTGTCGTCCACTATTTCCGACCTCGGACTTACAGACATTCAGCGCAACTGCAAGAAAGACATCGCTTATACATATCAGGTGCCCAGCATTCTGCTCGACGTAGAAGGCAGCACCTACAGTAATTTCGGAGAGGCCAAGATTGAGTTTTATGTGAATGACATTATTCCTTCGGCACAAAACATCATGCGCGTGCTTAATAAGATATATGGCTTTACGGGATTCGGATTCATGCCGTTCTTCGACCATTTGGAAATGTTCCAGCCTTCGAAGAAAGACCAGGCGGAATGCATGAACAGCGCAGTAAATTACATCGGAGCTGCCATACAATTAGGAATAATGACACCAGAGGAAGGTAGAAGCGAACTATTAAAATATCAAATCTAATATGGAAGACAAGATAAAATCATTCAAGGGAAGCATAGACGACATCAAACGCGATCAGGGCGTTGTTGTCATCGCCATATCAAAGTTCGACCAAGAGGATCACGCAGAAGACATTGTGCGCAAAGGGGCGTTCACCAAATCCTTTGCCGACATGTCCCGGATCAAACACTGCATCGACCACAAACAAGACTTGGATCATGTTGTTGGGACGCCTCGAAAAGCATGGGAAACAGATGAATATGCCCTCGTCGAGAGCAAACTCATACTCGGTAAGGCCGCTGGGCATGATATATTCGAGTACTATAAGCATTGCGCAGACGAGAAACGAGATGTCGAACACTCCTACTGCTACCGGGTTCTCAACAGGAACCATAACGATGCTATTGCGGGAGATGACATCGCAGAGCTGCAGCTCAAGTATGAGTACAGCACCGTGTTCGCCGGATGTAATCCCTTCACCCCAGCTCTTGACGTCAAGGGCTTGCAAAGCGTAGAGGACATCATTGCCTATCAAGAAGAGCTCAACAACATCCTGCGCAAATGCGACCTTTCGGACGCAGGAGGAAACAGGATTGAAGCACTTTGCAACAGCCTCAAAAGCGCCCTAAACATCCTGGGCAACAAATCTTCGGATGACACTGAAATCATCGAAATAGTCAGAAAAACATTGTTTAACTAAACCAATTCACACATGAACGACGACATCAAGAAAGAGCTGAAAGGAATACTCGATGAATACAAGTCGGGGCTTATCGGCAAAGCAGACTTCGAGGCCAAAATGAAGGCTATCGAAGACAAAGTAGACGCTCTCGATCAAACAAAATCCATCGACGAGATCCGGGAGATAATCAAAGAGCAAGGGCGCACCATCAGCCTCATGCAGAAATCCACCGTTTCATCCGAGAATGAAGCGCAGGAGAAGATCAAGGCATTCTTCTCAGGGAAAGAGAACATCGACGCCGTAAAGGGCGGCCGCACGGTAAGTATCGAGATCGAGATGAAGGCCGAGGCAGCAGCCATGACGACCACGACGGCCGCTGTCCCCATTGCGGCATTCAACACCGAAGTCGTGCCGGGCATTGCAGCAGCGGCTACCGAGCCGAATGCGATCCTGCCCCGCTTGCAGAAAGGCACGACAAGTTCCCCGACAATCAAGTGGATCAACCGTAAAGACCCCGACGGCGGCTCGGCATTCATTGCCGAAGGAACTCTCAAGCCCCTTATGAGCTGGGGATACGAGGAGGAGACGTCTACGGCAAAGAAGGTTGCCGTTCGCGCAAAGCTCTCGACGGAAATCCTCGAAGATGCGGATTTCATCCGCGGGGAGGTGAACACCCTGCTGCGTCAAGACTTGATGCAGACCGTGGAAGAGAAGGTTATCGCAGGAACCGGCACCGGGAACGAGATTCTCGGCGTAACAACAAAAGCCCCTGGCTATACCATTACGGAGCTCAACGGGAAAATCTCCATGCCCAACATTGCCGACGTTGTGCGCGCTGGCGTTCTGCAACTTCGCCTGCTGCATTTCTCTCCCGACGTTCTCTTCCTTCATCCGACCGACAAGGCGATCTTCGACGTAACGAAAGATACCGCCGGGCATTACCTGACTGACGAGATGCGCAAGATCATCGGCAACATCTCCGTTGTAGAAACCACCAACATTCCCGCAGGTAAGTTCCTGCTGATGGATTCCTCGCGCTGGAAAGTTCGTCCCTACCGCGCGCTGCGACTGGAATGGGGCCGTGACGGCGACGATTTCAGCCACAACATGGTGACGGTGATCGCCGAAATGCGCCTTCACTCATACCAGAACTCCATCGACGCCGGGTCTGTCATCTACGACGACTTCGCAACCGTACAGGCCGCCCTGGAGAAAACCGCCGAGGCAGCAGCATAGTCATTAACTTAAACGAACAACAACATGGAAGATATGAAGAAGATCGACCTCACCAAGAGGGTAACTATCGTAAGCACAGGCAAGTCTATCTATATGCCCGAGAAAGGCAAAGAGTACAACGTGTCGCCCTTGCATGCCGAAACGCTTGTGAAATCGGGCAAAGCCACGTACAAGACCAAAGTTGCCAACTAACAAGGCGGGGAGGCGCCGGAAAGCGTCTCCCCTTTTTTCTTATGCTTATAGACTATACATACTTCGAACAGGATCCCACATATATTGCGGGAATAGACGTCAAAAGCGGATGCACCCCGACTGGCGCCGCACAGGAGATTGTACGGAATGTCGAGAGTTGCATACGCAGGTATGAGCCTAAATTCCTTCGGATGCTCCTTGGGATATATGTGGCAGAGAATATCGACAAATATCCTGAAATAGCCGCAAAAATAGCAAATACAGACACAAAACAGTCTCCCATCGCTAAGTATGTCTATTTCTATTACCTGCGAGAACATGTTGCCTTCAATACGATGGCTGGCGAGAAAATCAAAATGACCGACAACAGTCGTGCCGCCTCCCCGTGGTACAGACTTGTGCCCCTATGGAACGAGATGGTCGACGAGTGTCATCAACTGGCAGGCTCGCTATGCGGCGAAACAGACGTAAAGCCGGATTATTCGTCGGATATTTTTGAAAAGATAAACAGGTTCGGATTATGAAAATATCACCCAACGATACCATCAGGAAAGTAATTATAAAGAACGGCACCTTATTCGGTATCGGCAATAAACGAATATACGAATCTATTGCGGCATTACCCAAGCCTGAGTATGTTAAGGAAAAACGTCGCATATTCGGATGGAAGAAGCACGAGGCCCGAAGCGTCGCAGGTATAACGATGGGTGAATTGAACGCCATAGAAAGGATCGAGGCCACCGACGAGTATTTCGTAAAGGTTCTGGCCGTCATGCTGGGTTTAATAAGCCCAAAGGGAAAAGGATCAAAACGCATTGACTGGGAGGGAGCAGGATACGGCATTGCCCGAGAAAGGGTGCTTGAACTACAATTCATTCGCGCTTATCGTTATTTCATTGAAATACAAAACGAACTCAAAGGCGTAGCAAAGGCGTGGAAAAAGCTCGAAATGCCCCTGACGCCACAAGAAGCAAACGCACAAGTACAACGCAAGAACCGGGGCATGAGTACAATATGCTTAGGATACTGCCAGCTTGTAGGGGGTGCTATTCAGCCAAGCGATGTATGGCACCTGAGGTGGTCGACCGTATACCTTGCATATGAAGCCGAGAGAGACAAAAACATGGCACAACGCAAACTCGCTCAGATGAACAAGCCCAAACCATCCAAAAGTCGCAGACGATGAGAAAGAGCCTCAGTAAAATATTCGAAGATGCTGCCAAAGAGTGCGGCGTCAACACATGCCTATATGCCAGGATCAAAGAGGCGAATTATCTGCTGGATTACGTCAAAGAGTACCCTGTAATGCTGCGGCTGTTCCAGGAACCGATATACGAAACCAACCTGACAAACAGGCGTCGTCGTAGGACAACGCTTTACTTTCTCGATGCACTCGGGAAGCCAGAGCCGGATACACAGACCGAAGCAGCCCCCATTGCGGATCGCATGGAGCAAATGGCGTTTTCATTCATCGACAAACTACGTCGCAATGGGATAGAGGTGCAGGTTGAAAGCCTGCAAGGAGTGGTTGAAAAACTGGATGCCCTGGCCGCGGGTGTAGAGGCAAAACTCGTCCTTACATACAATGTTTGCTGATGGACATATCGAAGATAGAGAACTTTTTCAACCCTGAAAAGCTGGTTGCCATCTGTAACGAGGAATTAAGCACCCTTAAAGAGCAGGTGACAATAAATCTGCAAACAAAACGCACAAACAGCGGTAAAAATGTGAACTCCATGAATGTCCCGGAAGAGACTACCGGCGCTACGGCAGATAGTATGGCGTCGCAAGTGGAAAGCAATGCCGGAGGGTTCACGGTCTCGTTTGTGGGGCGGCATAACATCAAGAATATAGACGAGGGTAACTCCCCGCAGGATGCGCAAGAAGAATTCGGGAGCTTCGAAAGTTTCTATCAGAACATAAAGCAATGGGCACGCGACAAAGAGGCACGCTATGGATTGGAATTCAAAAGCATCGACGCATATTGGGCGGCCAAGAAGCTGTGGGAGGAAGGCAGCATCTTGTACCGTTCGGGAGGGGGCACCGAGATTATTAAAGACCTGTTGCCGCAAACCGTGGATAACATCGACAAAAGAATTACGGAAGTGATCGACACATCCATATACGAAATGCTCGAAACAACAATAGAACTATGATCCGATATACATTGTCCGGTACAGGAGGCACCGCAGATTTTCCCAATGACATATGCTTCACACGGGAGAAATCCACCTTCGTGCGATTTACAGCCACAGCCATAGATCCGGACTACGGCACAGAAGTGAAGCTGCGAATATCATATGAAGCAACATCAATAGTCCTATCCAGAAATGTCTCGGGAGCAGGAAAATCCGTTGTTTTCCCCTTGACGGCAATATTGGAATCGCTGGCCGCTGACTATTCGGCAACATTCATAAACAATGTGGTGCTCATAGTTGAGTTTGGCGATGGATCAGCCACTCACACGCTCAATACTATTCTTATCGGTACCTGTGAAAAAGAAATAATCCCTATCTCGGCACAGAATGCCGCCGCGGGAGATGTAACCAACTACCCTTCCGCCAGGAAAATCGTGGTATACCCCGGGTTCAACATAACCCAATCCATCTTTATCCCCAAGCTCACGACAGAGCAAATAGAGGTGGAAACAGAGAATGGGGTCATCGTCACCAGTGGCATGTCCTCGAAACCGTTTGCGGAGTTCAATCCATCGACGGTAAGATGGGATGGGGATACGTATGTTGAGATAAGCGTCTATAACCCCAACCTTGCCAACACCTTTCAATTTCCCATCGAGATAGATAGGTGTACCGATGGGATGCTTGTCAAATGGACGGATAAAGGCGGCATCCCTTACATATATCGGTGGAGTATAGAGACGGCGAGGGACGAAATATCTATCCAGGACGCCTATTCACTACTCGATGATAACCTGCAACCGTGTGAGGCCCAAAGTAAGATACTCACAAAGACATACACGCTGCATAGTCGCCTTGTAGATCAGGATATATACGACCTGTGTAAATCCATCCTCGCCGGGCGCGACATAAGCTACTACGACAGCGCAACGGAGCAATGGCGCCGGTGTAGTATAGAGGAGGGAGAAGCCGAAGATAACGGCGCTTATTTTAAAGATTTAGTCGTAGAAATTACCGATAAGACCTATAACGTATGACCTACTACGAACTATACATAAACGACATCCTGTGCGATCTGTCCAGCGACAACTATATATCCTTGGTATATCAAAGCCCGATATTTTCAGGACTGGACATCATACAGTCCAATAGGTCGTACAATATAGATTTGCCCCTGACGCCGAAGAACCGCAAGGCCATAGGCTATGCGGAACGCACCGACATCTATACGGATGCACCCTATGTGAAGCTTCCGGCAAGATTGTACCAGGAGGGTGTCCCGCTGTTCACATCCGGATACGCCGTTATTACGGAGATTTCGGACGTAATAAGCGTAGTGCTTACGTGGGGAAATGTCGACAACTTCCAATCCCTGTTCGATGCAAATTTGCGCGACCTGGCACAAACGCTCTATTCCATGAACATAGGGTCGATACCATGGAACAGCGCATCGGCACTCTTGGAGTATGGATATGAGAGGCCGCAGATGGGATTCTTCGGCATTGATTTCGGGCAAGGTATCGCCAACCCCGAATACATGCATCCGTCTATCGAAGTACAAGATGTACTTACGGCTATTGAGCGGTACAATGGCATCACCATCGACGGCAAAGAAAGACTGTATGGAGGCCTTACGTATCCTTTATTGCTTCCTTTGGTGTCAAAAAACGGCGACGACATTTCAGGCGCAGTAGATTATTTTGAAGCATCAAGGATCGTATCTGATGGAAGAGGGAATCGGACATCATTTGAATCAAACTTAAATAATTATATAGTCCACGATCCGAAAAATATATATATGCCATACGACCCATCGAATCCCAGTATGAATGGGACGGCAGAATTTCAGACGCTTGGAGCTAATCATATGTTTTTAAGTATAAATCCGAATACGACAGGAGATACTTTCAACGTGACGTGCAGGGTGAGTGGGGCTTCTTGGCGTTTAAAAGAACAAATACATGTTATAGTTAAGGGGGGCGGTAAGGATATTTTAAAAATATCAAGTGCTCCAATAACAATAACTTCGGGAATGACCTCTGCGGTATATACATTTTACACAAAAGATTTTCCGAAAGAATACGAAATAAACACCGATAGCATAAGCAACATATCTATTCAACTCAAGGACTTTTACAATGTGCAATCGGATGGAGCGCATGATATTATTTTGAGTTGGTCTGTAAAGTTATGGGGCGATATTGAAATGATATTCCCATCCGAATATCCTATCGGGGTAAATCTTCCGGACATTTCGCAGGGAGATTTCCTCTCGGCCTTGATGTCTATGGCCGGACTATTCGCGTATCCGGATAAGGACGCCCCGGATACAATCAAACTCATAAGCGTAGACGACATATACGCCATCACAAACAGAGACACAATAGACTGGAGTCGCAAAGTCATCCTTAATGATCGGCATGATGTCAGCCGTCCGGAATCTTCCATATTTTCGCTCGATGACCTGGCACAGAAAAACACGCTCGATTATGACAACGACGACGATGTGATCACGGACACCGCCGGGGAAATACGGATCGAGAATGTCAACATCGACAAGGAGAACGAACTCGTGGAGCTTCCATTCTCAGCGTCCGAAAATGCCCCACTTGCATCGGATGCCAATGCGCTGTGTGCCCGCATTCCTATGTATACGACATCCGACGACGGGAAAACAGTAGACTACAACGAACCCTCGGCGCGAATCCTGCAAGCCATCATCGACGATACGAGCACGGGGTTATACTGGTTCGGATATTTCGGAGAAAATATGCGCTTTGGTGGTGAGAACGGGATCGTCGCAAAGAAATACAACGGATACCAAAAAGCCGTGGACAAACTGCGTCTGATAACAGTAAAGGCCAAGTTAACAGCCATAGATCTGCATAACCTTGATTATACAAAGCCCATATACATAGGTCAATTCGGGCAGACATATGGCCTGTATTCGGTAGAAACAGGTGAAAACGGCATATGCGAGTGCCAACTGATCCAGTTGCAGGCTATAAAAGAAGTTGTTATTCCGGACTATTATCTGACCATCAACGGTTCGGCTTCGGACATCAGTCGAGCTGTGGGCAGCAGTAAGACCGTTGTAGTATTCACCTACCAGACGAACGGTACGATTCAGGTTGCATCCCAGTCTGGCATGTTTGAAAACATCGCTTTTGCATCCGGCATCCTTTCCATTGGTGTAAAAAAGAACACCGCGACGGAATTGCGCACGGGGGAATTAGTCGTGTCTGTAAAAGAGGCGCTGGGTATCACAAGAACGATTACAGTCCAGCAAGCTGCCGCAGAGCCCTAGCCTGCTGCGCGCCGCCCGTTGAAACTCCGCCTCACGGTGACGGACGACGAGGGCGCGCCCTGGCCGTCTCGAAGAACGATACGGGCGGCCGGCGCACGGGGACGATCTCGATGCAGTGGGTCAACATAGAAGCGAGCGAGATCACGGCCTACGATGTCGAGGTCTCGCAGGAACCATAAGATTTCATTAACCACTTAACCATATAGAGGCATATGGCACAGCAAGATACGATAGACAAAATTATTAACATCCAGTTCAAGTATTCGGAGCTGGTGCAGGGGTGGGTGGCAGCATCCGATGCTATTGATGATGCAAAAACCAAACTGCAAGAATTCAAAAAAGAGGGGAATGCCACAGGCATTGCCAAACAGACGCAGATTATCAAAGCCTTGCGCACAGAAATGGCCGCATATACCCGAGAAATGCAGGCCAATATCAAAGAGGAAGTTAAGCAAGAAGGAAGCATCGAACAACTCAGAGGCAGCATCGCCAAGCTAACGGCAGCATATAACAAAATGAGCCGCGAGGAGCGCAATGCCGCCAAGGGCACCGATCTCGCCAAAAAGATAGCTGGACTACAAACGGAGCTTAACGAGGCAAATACGGCATTGCTTAACTTCCGGGACAACGTCGGTAACTATGCAAGTGCTGCTAAAGGATTCTCTCCTCTTACCTTTCAAGTGCAACAACTTGCAAGAGAAATGCCGTCGCTTACCGTGTCTTTGCAGCAGTTTTTCTTGGCCGTATCCAACAACGTGCCGATGTTCGTTGATGAACTGAAACGCGCTACTGCAGCAAACAAAGCATTACGCTCCGAAGGAAAGGCGACAATACCTGTATTTAGACAAGTAATTTCGTCTATCGTCTCGTGGCAAACAGCTCTCGTTTTAATCATCACATTGCTTACAGCATATGGCAAGGAGATAGGGTCGTGGGTTAAAAGTCTATTCTCGGCCAAAGAAGCTATCACAGCAACCGAATATGCGCAAAGGCAACTAAATGCAGCCCAATTGGAAGGTAGAAATGCTGCTCAGGCAGAGGTGGTGAACTTACAAATACTCTACAATGCGACCCAGAATACGGCATTAGCCTACAAAGACAGGCTAAATGCCGTAAAAGAGTTGCAGAAACAATATCCTGCCTACTTCGGGAACATGTCACAGGAGAAGATATTGGCCGGAGAACTGAGCGAAACCTACGAAATGCTCGTCCGAAATATCATGGCAAAAGCGCAAGCAGAAGCCGCGCAAAACCAAATCGTGACTAACCTGGAGAAGAAGAATACCATAGAGCAGATCCAGGCGTATCAAAATCTGACCCGCGTAATGGCAGATTATAACAGACTTAAAGCAGAGGGCGCCGACGATAAAATGCTCGAAAGTTATGCCAAAGCGGCATACACGCTGCGTAAGGAGGTCGATTCCGAGTTAAAGAAAATGAACGAAGATTTATATAACGAAGTTCGTGACAATAGCAATAGTTACCAAGAATACATAGACAACCTCGATGCAGCAAACAGCAAGCTTGTTAAAGTCGCTACTGACAACCTTCTGACCTTCCAGAATACTCAGAAAGGGGTGGATGAATCGTCAGAAACATCAATCGAACAATCTGCAAGATGGATTGATGAATTTTACAGTAAAATGGCAAAAAAGCGTACGAAATTACTGGCTGACTGGCGAGTTGCCTTGAGCAGGGAGGTATCTAAGATGGAGGCCGAATTAAATAAAGAATTACAAAAAACGGATAGTGAAATATCCGACAACTTGAGGAAACAACTTGAAGAGCAAGAGCTGGAGTATAGAAATAGAATCAACGAAGCCCGTCTGATCGACAATGATTTAGGTGCAGCGATGGAGATGGTAAACATCTACAAAGAGCAAATTGCACAAATAGAGAAATTGGAAAGTGTTTATCGGGCTGCAGGCAAGACCGACGCAGAAATACAGGCAATACGAATTAAAGCACGTATGGATCTTCAAAAAGCGGAGGAAAATGTAGCAAACATTCAGATAGAAACGACACACAAAAGTTTAAGCCTCGCCGCACAAACAGCAGGAAATCTTGCCAATGTATTCGAACAACTTGGTGGGGAAAGTGAAAAATATGCTGCATTTGCCAAGGCTATGGCTGTCATGCAAGTAGTGTTATCTGAATCTGTAGCTATTGCAAAAGCATGGGAAGGGAATGCAGCTCTTCCATTCCCGGCAAATATAATAGCGACCGCAGCAAGCGTTGCTGCAATTGTCGCAGCGATGGCCAGTGCATTATCCTCTACTAAATCTACGGAAGTTCCTAAATACGCATCCGGCGGTCTTATTACAGGCCCCGGTACTGGCACCTCCGATAGCATTGTTGCCCGGGTATCGAATGGCGAGGCCATTATGACCGCCCAGGCCGTGAATGATTGGGGTGCCGTATTGTCGGCTATGAATGTTTCCAGTGGTGGCAATGCCATCCAGGTATCCAATTTACCCCAACGCGGAGACGGAATGAGGGGCATGGAACAAATGATGGAACGGGTGTTGCTCAACCTCCCGTCTCCTATCGTCCTCGTAAAAGACATTGACAACGGACAGAGACGGGTGAAGGTAGCAGCCAACCTTGCAAAATTGGGTAGAAAAAAATAGTGTGCCCCATTGTTATTTAAATGCACACAGGCATATTTGCATCAGAGCTTATGGTGAGATAAGCAACAGACGACAAAACGAAATGACGCGTACATCCAACATATCTGTCGGCGGCCATAAAGCTCTATTAGTGACTTTTTGTAAAACTAAATAGGCTGAAAAATGGCAGAACAAAACGCATGCGCCGAGAACCTTGGCGCGAACATCCTGAATGACTGTAACGACGATTACGGCAAGGGTGTCGAGAAGATCGTTTACATCATCAAAAAAGAGGACATCGACCGTAAGGCATCGAGGATTGCGGGAAACGTAATCAGCACCCTCGTCCTCAGAACCGGAAAGAAGGCATACACTGCTTCGGCTCCCTCAAACACACCTTTCAGCGGCCTCACATACGAGGATCAGAACGCCACAATCGGAATGTCCTTTAACAAGACCATCCCTATCGTCATGCTGGCGGATTCTCCGACGAACGCCCTCAATGTATCCGCACTCAAGCAGAACAAGTACGTCATCATCTACGAGAACAACAACAAGGGAGCGAATGGCGAGCAGGCATTCGCCGTCATAGGCTGGGAGCAGGGCGCCGTCGGGCAGAACGCAACCCTTGACAAGTACAGTGACGACACGCAGGGAGGCTGGACTGTCGACATGATCGAAGAAGGCGCCAAAACCCCGCAAATATTCTTCTTCTCGACGGACTACGAGACTACGAAGGCGGCACTTGATTCGCTTTTGTCGCCCGCCTCGTGATGAATCCCGAAGTATGGTACAGGGAGAGGTTAAACGCCTCTCTCACCGCTTCGGATAAGCGGACGATAGAATCCCATTACGAGATGGTAACCGGGAAATCGTTCGCTGGCAGTTTTTCCCAAAACTGCCCGAACAAGTACAAAGACGCGATAACGCACATTTTAATCAAGATGAAACAGGACAACACGGATAATGGCGGATATGTCCTCAAACAAGGAGCATTTCGCTACAAAGGTAAGGTCATAACCAATGCGAACATGACCGCAGAAGCGGCAGAATGGTGGATACATCAGAACCTGGACAACAGAGACCAATTTGCGAGTTTGGGCAAGGATTACGACAGCTATGCCACCACGTCGGTAATGATTCCCGCCAAAGAATAATGACGCCAAACACCTGTAACGTGGAGAATGTTACACACATAAATTACCATAGTGATTTCAGGCTTATTATCCGCTTCAACTCGGATAAACTGCCTGATTATCCGTGGCGTATTACATTCAGCACCCCGTCGACACATACAGTCGACAAATACGTAGCGTCATTCGATGGAGAAAATTACATCAATTGCAAGCCCGTCGACACGCTCCCGGGTGCGGCAATAGTGTTTTTCGATCATCACAGGCTCGGGTGCGGAACATTGGGCTACATTCTCGACATGGATATTCCCGATGACGAATTTCCTGACGGGAAAATGGATATTGAAATCCCGGGTGTCGAGACTATAGAATTATGGCCGGGGAAAAGCGATGAAACGGAACTCCCCGCAGAAATTATTGTGGCGCTGTTGCAGATGCTCAAAGGGTTTTCCCCCTCTATCGAAGTCGAGGAGAACAGTGACGACAATTATATCCTGCGGATAACAAACGAAACTGGGTCATACCTCACCCCGAACCTCCGCGCTTCGCTGAATTTGGCACAAAGTACTGGAGACAGCCAGTATATCGCCATGTCACAAGATGCTACAACAAAAGCCCTTGCCGAAAAGGTCGACAAGGAAGAAGGGAAAGGGCTTTCTACGAACGACTACACCGACCAGGAGAAGGAGAAGCTGGCCGGGCTCTCCAACTACGACGACACGGAGATAAGGAAGGAGTTGTCCGACAAGGCATCCAAGCAGGAACTGACGGAGGCTGCGGCGGGCGCACTGGCTGAAGCAAAGTCGTACACGGACACCAAGACAACAGAACTATGGAATAATGTCAGCGATGTGTTTGACGCCACGTCCGAGGAGCTCAACAGCAACATATCCGGCGGGGATGCGCAGACACTGACCGAGGCCAAAAACTATACGGACAAGGCGATCTCAGAAATTCCCACCCCGGACGTCAGCGGCCAGATCGAGCGGCACAACACCTCCCCCACGGCGCATCCCGACATCCGGGAGCTGCTCAACACCTGCGTAGGACTGCCGGAGTTCAACGACAAAACCTACGAGCTGACCTTCACGACAAAGGGCGGTGCCAAGTTCATCATCGACCTGCCTATCGAGATGATGGGGCTGCATTACAACGAGGATACCCAATCTATCGAGTTCGTAAATGCCGACGGCTCCATATCCTCCATCCCGGTTTCTGACTTCGTGAAAGTATATGTCGGCTCTATCGGTTCCGAGATACAGGTTACGGTCGAAGGCTCCGAAATCCGCGCCTCCCTGCTCAACAACACCGTATCCTGGGACAAGTTGACACTGGCATTGCAGGAGATGATCCAGGGCAAGGCCGACCGCACGGAGCTTCCCACGAAACTGTCGCAGTTGCAAAACGATCCGAACTTCGTGACATCGGGAACCCTCGAAACCCAGTTGACGCCTATCAAAACCGAGTTGGGCGGCACAGTGCACCTCGGGGAGGAAATAGGAGAGAGCTCTACCCCGCCTCCTATACCGGACACGGGCGATGAAATATCCGAGGTTCTCGCACACTCGGACTGCACGCTCGAAGCGCGCGTGACGCACCTCGAAAGGCTGCTCATGGAAATGCTCTCGGGCAAAGTGCTGATCCCGGGGTTGCAGGTAAAAAAACTGGGCGTGTGGGGCGACAACAACCTCGTCGTCACGGGCGAGGGTGCGCCGACGAAAGCCCCCGACCGCGCAGGGCAGTTCTATGTCGATACGAAGAACAACGCGGTCTACCACTCCGTGGGTAACGGCGCGGTGTCGGACTGGAAGAACGCTTAAACTACATACCACATGTCACAAGTCAACAAATACGCCAACAAGGCGGGTTACACGGCCGACAAGAATCGCAAGGACACACAGTCGGCGGTATCCTACATCGAGGACGACGGGGCGCTCATCTACGACGGCGTGAACGTCGTAGTGGACAAGCCGGCCGCCGGGGTGGGCGACCTCGCGGTCTTCGACAAGACCACGGGTACTATCCGCTTCGTCAAGGGTGCGACGCTTGTTGCAGAGCAGCTGTCGCCGCAGCTTGTCCCCGTGGCCGTGGTCTATGCCCGGCAGGGCGGGCGGGTGCTGATCGTGTCGCTCGAAAATGCTTTGGGTAGTACCCGATGGGCGAATACTTACAAGGTTGCATTGTCGGGCTTCGACCTGTCTGCGGGCGGAACCGCGGTTCTTACATTTGGATTAGGAATTTATAAAATCAACCTGACCTTAACATGGGGCGCGGGTGCGGAACTTTCGGATATTCATGCTCAAATCAACTCGTTCGTGACCGGGCAAATCAAGGACTACGGTTGGACATCGAGTGTCGACGAGGCAAATTCGCGTATCATCATGTCGTCGAATACATGGTCGCCCAGCTATGCGACTATCGGCGTCGTAAGCGGCTGCCAAATCACAAGACCTCCGGAAGACGTCAACTACCAAACAACGTTGACGGGGGTGTTGATCGAGGGGGAGCGGGAATATGTCCGCCGTAATAACGGCGTTAATTCGTCGTATGCGGGCTGCAATCCCGAAAAATTCCTGCAATACTATTCGGCCCACGGAAGTGATAAAACCGGACAGCAACCGGGTAGCAGCGAGATTATCCGCGAAAGCGCCTTTACCGAAGAAGCCAATCCGGCATTGGTCGCCGCCTATCCGACCTACCGGGATTATCTGTTCGGAGAACATTTGCTGCAATATCCCGCAGCCTACGGCGCGCTGCTTCGTGACGGCAAGACCAACACGCGCCTGATCGGGCGGCTTACCTTCGAGGACATTTATGGTAAGATACAGTACCGATATATGGCTGCTGCGGCTGCTCTCGACTACGGCGTCTCGGTCGAGGGCGCAACTACCGGACTGGAAGCGGGTGCATGGTGGCTTCCGTCCGTCGATGAAGTCTACCTGCTTATGCACGACCGCGTGTTAACGTCTACCGACCGGGAAAGCGACCCTGTAAACCGCACGCTGTCGCGCCTCGGTAAGACGTCCTGCTACGGATCAGACTATTATCTGTGGACATCGTGTGAGCTCAACCTCAGCGGAGTGCTCATCTACGGCGGCACAATGGGCAGCGTGAGCAGCTACAACAAGCATTACACGAGCGCCGTGCGCCCGGTCTGCGCCTTATAACTATCTGAACCATGGAAACACAACAACAGATCGACATCCTCGAATCGCGGCAGCTCGAATTACGGGCGATCATGGCCAAATCCGACGACAGGGCAGCCAAATGCAGTAAGTCCGGCCTTGACTTCCGGGCTACCTATCCTCTGGATTATGAGGAGTACGAAGCGGCCAACGCGGAGTACAACGCGAATGAAAAGACCCTTGCGGAGCTGAGGGCCCGGCGTGCCGAAGAGCTGGCCGCCGAAGAAACGGTTATGGACTTTCAAAATATTGAGCAATGAAGATGTATATGACCAACAAGCCCAACGGCGAGCCGTTCTATCCCGTAACCGTAGCCGAGGCCGTGCTTGTTTCCGAAGGAGAAACATTAGCCGCGGTGCTGAAACGGCTCGAACAGAGGATCGCAGAATTGGAGAAGTCGGAAGCGGCGCCCCAGGCGCAGACAAACGTGTTGCCCGAACAATAGAATACACCCTATGGAAGCATTGTGGAGATTTATAGAAAGGCTCTGCGAAAAAGTATGGCAGGTGTTGATCGGTGCCCTGGTGTACATGTTCAACGCCATAGCCCCCATACACGACATACTGACGGCCTGCATGATTATATTCGCCGCGAACTTTTTCACGGGCCTGTTCGCCGGCGTGCTCGTACAGCACGAAGGATTCATATTCCGCAAGGCTTTCAAGTGCATATCCGAGGCTGCGGTAATATCGGGACTGATGGCTATGATACTGCTCGTCGGGGACAACATCGACAACCACGACGGGGCGATGTCGGCGATCTCGCTCGCAGTATATGCCCTGATATATTTCTACGGGGTCAACATCCTCAAGAACCTGAACCGCATATTCCCGAAGAACCGATACATCGACTTCCTGTACTATGTGCTCTCGTTCGAGATGATTAAGAAGATTCCCTATTTGGAAAACTACAAACAAAAACAAAAGGACAAATGAAAAAGAAATGGATCGTATGGAGCATCGTTGCGGCCGTGGCCGTAGTGCTCGGAATCGTATTCCCGCGTTACATCCTCGTGGGGGTTGTTTGTGCTATGGCCGGATGGGTCGGGCATATCCTGTACACTAAACACATCGCGCAATGACACGAGGGCTCAGAAACAACAACCCGCTCAACATCGAGAAGACACGGGGCGGCAATCCCTGGCAGGGCGAGGTCGTGCCGTCGAAAGACAAGCGTTTCGCGCAGTTTACGACGGTGGCATACGGCTATCGAGCTGCCTTCAAGCTGTTGAACAACTACCAGCGTAACTACGGGCTGGACACGATCCGCAAGATGATCGGCCGCTGGGCCCCGTCGGAGGAGAACCACACGGACGCCTATGTCCGCACCGTGGCGGAAAGATCGGGGGTGCCCGCCGACAGCCGGATCACCACGACCAACCGCGACGTGATGGTTCCCATCGTTGCGGCCATGTCGTTCGTAGAGAACGGCGTCGAGGCCAAGATGCTCGACGTGCAGGCCGGGTGGGAGTTGTTTGTAAAAGCATGAAACGCCTGATTCTCTACCTGCTCGCCACCCTTTCGGCCGGGGCCCTGCTCTTCGGCTGGGGATACCGCAGGGGCGCCGCGTCGGTGGTTGTCGAAGAAACGACGCGTATCGACACGGTGTTCTACCCGAGACCGGAACCGCTGCCCGGCACGTACCGCTTCGCCGACATCTCGGTGCCGGTGCTGCTCTTCGCGCCGCCCGACACGGTAACGGAGACCGTCGTTGTGAAAGTCGGGGCAGACAGCGTGCAGATGAAGGTGGCAATGGAAACACGCCCCTACTCGGACAGCACCTACCGGGCACAGGTCAGCGGGCCCCGGATCGGCAACCTGCGGCCGACGCTCGACTGGATAGAAACATACAACTGCACTACCACCCGACAGCAGGTAGTCACCCGGCGGAGCCGCTTCGCCCTGACTGCCGGGATCGGGGCGGCGTACACGCCGCAAGGGTTCCAGCCTACGGTCGGCGTAGGAGTAGGTGTTATTTTATGGCAATTCTGACAGGTATGAAGATAATTTATAACGACATCATCCCCTTCAAGGGATACAAGGCTATCAATCTGTTCGGGATCGTATTTGCCCGCAAGTCCGCCCGCCCGTTGTCGGATAAAAATAAAAACCACGAAGCGATACACACCGCACAGATGAGAGAACTGTTATATGTGCCCTTCTACATCGTCTACCTATTGGATTGGGTATTTCACGGCTTCAAGTACCGAAGGATAACTTTCGAACAGGAAGCATATGCCCATGAAGATAACCCTGAATACCTTGAAATACGAAAACACTACGCGCAATGGAAGAGATGATTTACATATACTGGGATGACTTCCCATCGGTTGTAACCGAATAACGGGCCTTGGGGTACGGGCATAAAAAAGTCCCCAACGCTTTCCCGCATATACCACTATACGATTGTGCCAACGCACCACATTGAGGACTTATTCCTTGAATCGGTGTGTTGGCTTTTTGTATAGTGGTATAACAAATTTATAATAAAAAATCGGGAAAGTATATGCGTAAATCAGAGCTTTTTGCACAAATACTCGAATGTGTTGCATTTGAAACTGAAATAGCTAAGGAACAAATCCTTTCGAAGGATAAATTTCAAGATGTGGTCGATGCGCGCTACATGCTCGTACACTTCTGCCATAAGAACGGCATGTACACCACCGACATCGCCCGGATGATGCGGTTCTCCCGACGCGCCATAGAGAAGATGGTCGCCGGGTTCGATGAACGCAAGCGATACAGCCACCCTATATTCGAAATACAGTGCGAACTTATTGCGAAGAAGTTGCCTCCCATCTGCGCCCCAATGAATTGATATGCCTGCCGCCCGCAGCCACCTTTGCAATGTTGCAACAGGTGAACGCCCGGCCTTGACAGGGGCGGCAATCATTCAATAATCATTAAAAATGGGTTCGGATAAAACTTATATTTTCGATGGAGGCGGCTCGGGTGGCGGCC